TCGTATGTATGCAATCTATCTAGGATGTGATCCCAAAATGTGGCACACATTAAAAGATGCACACGAAGAAAATTAAAAAGAAAATACTGCTACAATTGCACTATGAAATTAACTGAAGAACAAATTAAAGAATATTGTGATTTTCAAAATAAACAAACTAACCGCATTGAAGAATTAAAAGAAGAGTTGAAATTCAGTGAAAGTGAAATATTAAAAATTAAAGAATTTAGTTTATCATCTAACATAATAAAATCTATAGTTCAAATATGCAAATATTTATTTGAATATGATACTAATTTAATTCAGCATTACAAATCACATATGTATATTGCGTATGTCAATGGGGAAAAAGAAACAATGGAAAGAATGAATAAGCAATTCATGGAAGAGGGTATTGAATTTTAAATAATATATTAGTAAACCAACTTAAAGAAGGGGGCTAACGGGGGCTTTTAATCCCGTCCTAATTCTGCTTCCATCTATTGCCGCATTGGCAGCATTCTATATACAATGTGCTCGGCTCATCCGCACTGCGCGTCTGCATTGAATAATAACTACATTCTTTTGACCGACATTTGCGGCAAGTAAATGTGTCCGTATTGGCCTCCAATTTTTGCTCGAATTTATTTTTATCGCGGATCATTTTGGCCTTAATTAGCGGCGCCCATTGGTCCGGCTTCATCTCTTGGTGTGTCATAAAGGCGATTTCGTGCGACTTTATTTCGCCGTTTTCTACCATTTTTACCAGTTTGCTATCGGATGCTCTTAGATTAATAAATACAGTGCGTAAATGGTCTAAATAAATTTGGACGAAGAATGGATTGTCCCATTTTTTTACAACCTTGCGATTGGTGGCTTCATTTAGGGCCCAATTGTGGATGCCCTTTTCTAAGTTATTGGCTTGCTTTTCATTCGTAAAAAAGTCGCCCAGTTTTTTACGAATATTGTCACGGAAGGTGTCGGGGTTTTTAATTGCGGTTGCTGAAGACATTTTGCTTATTCTAAATATAATTTAGTATTATCTATTTAAGTAGTTTCAATTTTATTTTATTTTGATATAGTATAGGATGTCTGATAATCATATAACAACAATTTTTTGCGTAAATAGTAATATAAATGACCCAGATAATGAAGAAATTATTATGAAAAAAATACGCAATGAATGGGGTCCAGAAAGTAATCAATATAATTATGGCTCTATTTTTGGGGTAGAACCTATGGACCATGGACAAGAAGGAAAAATAAGTTATTATCGGATTGATCACGGTAAAAAATCAATTACGGGTTCGGAACCTATGGTATTTACATATATTGGCGATTTTGATTTTGATACCGAAGTTGCTAAACAAGAAATGATGGACGATGGTATAATAAGAGGAGGAAAAAAACATAAACGCCGCAGAACTAACAAAAGAAGAAGAACTAACAAAAGAAGAAGAACTAACAAAAGAAGAAGAACTAACAAAAGAAGAAGAACTAACAAAAGAAGAAGAACTAACAAAAGAAGAAGAACTAACAAAAGAAGAAGAACTAACAAACGCCGCTAAAAATTAAAATTTGTATAAAAGTATTCAACCGCATTTTTTGCCGCTAAATTGCCGCCGCCATCATGATATTGATTTACGTTGTTATTGTCTGATATACCCGTAAATGTTATACATGGAATATTTAATTTATTACTAATAAGATATATAACAAATTCATCTTGTCCCGACGCAGATTGTCCTTGAGTGACCAATTTAAAGCCTTTTGTGTCGGTAATAGGATCATTTACTATTATATTTGTTTTTTCTAATATATACTTGGATGTTACTTGATTAATATTTAATTTATATTTTGAAGGGTCTTCAATTATGGCGGAATAGAATTGTATAACGGAGCCAACTTTATAACTATTACTACCAGCAGTGCTAAAACTAATTATATTTTTTATATTAAATTTATGTATAACACTTATTATACCGTTTAATAACACATTAATATCATTGTATTCTTGCGGATGTTTTGACATAAAACACACATAATTTGTCTCTATTTGTATTATAAAACCGATTTCACTAATATGGATATTTTTATCATATATTTTGTATTTATTTACATAATTAATAAAGTTCTGTTTACAATGTATATCCCACAAAATAATTAACGAATTATTTACTTGTGGTAATCTTAAATCTGATAATTTATTTACAACATAAAATAGTGTTATATTTCATATATTTAATTAATATTTTAAATATAATCGCTAAATTATTCATCCTCATATGCCTCTTCCGATAGCTCTGACCCTACATCCAAAATTAATTCTTCATCTATCGAACCATTCTTGTCTTCATTATTATATTCATCATCATCTTCATTATTATCGGACTCATTGCTGTCGTCTAGCTCTTCTGTATCGCTAGCGCTATCTACTACAAATCCGTCTTTTAAATATCCCCCCTTTTTGGTTTTTTTAGAAGCGGGTATAGCATCTAATTCGTCTTCCTCATCATCATCGTCGTTTTTAGCTGTCAAGTCTTCAAAACCGCCAAACAATTTTTCATATATCTTGTTCCACAATTCAATGCTTAAATTCGTCGGCACTTTCTTATTATCATGGTCATGTATCATACCAACTAGGCAACAAGACCCAAAATACAATTGATTATCCACGGGTGGCGGCCAATCGTATTTATTTACCATATTAGATTTGCCGTCTAATTTGCCATACATCGCCACTACATATTTTTGCCCCTCTATTTTAACATCCCATTCAGTTTGTAGGCTAAAACCATTGCTATTTTTGAAGCCGCATTTTTTGTACAACTCTTCTTCTTTGTATTCCTTTACCGTAATGGTTTTCATAACTTCTGTTTTATCTACAATAATAATGGTTACAGACTGTGGCATTTTTTACGTATATTTACGCCATACTTTTAAATTGTTTATGGAATATATACTTATACATTTTATAACTGACAAATAACAAATTATAAAAAGAATATTAAAAGCAAAATTTGAGGCAATGTGTTTTTTTACAGTTAAACTAATATTATTGAATATTATTAACTATTAATGCTATTTTGGACAATAAAAACCGCTATAATATCATTTTTATTCATATTTTTGGTACATCATTTGATATTATTTTTAAAATCAACACTAACAGTCCCCAAAATAAAAGATTTAGTAAATAGTCCTCATCATAAATACCAACATATTTTTGACACATTAGCGAAACCTCAAGCCAATGCCCAATCTTATACGGCGATTGATTTATTGCCTACGACTAGTAGTATTAATAGCGATATGTTGCCGCCGAGTATCATAGATACTGATACTAACAATTCAATGAAGGACGAATTAAAGAGCTTTTTAAAGGGACAGCTTTCTAATAATTAACTAACATGAAAGAAAATATATTTTTAAAACAATTTAAATACATATTGACATAGTTAATAAGATGTTAGAAGGCGATCATTTTAAGCAAATAATCCGACAATTACCCAAATTCAAACTTTCTTATGAAACGATGATACATAAGAAAGTTTATGCGAACCTTTTTTTGGCTATTCCTAGAGGTGACAAATGTTTTGCGTGGTTTACAACATATAACAAACAAAAAGAATGTTTTATTATGAAGCTGAATGAAAAAAGCGAAATAATAAATGTCCGTAAAAATACATTTTTACAAAAAAATACAAACAGTGATCTATGTTTAGGCACCTTATTTTATGGTACTATTTTTCAATATAATGGTACTGATTGTTTTACAATAGAAGATATATATTTTCATCGCGGCGATAATGTTAGTTTTACTGTATACGAAAAGAAATTGGAAATAATAGCGGATATTTTACAACACGATAATATAAATATAATTACTACTGTATTTGGTCTTCCACTTATGTCCACAAATTTTAATTCATTATTGAGTGAAATAGAAGACTTGCCATATAAAATTAGCCAAATAAAATTTCGCTACTTTGATAGACTAAAAGCAAAAAAAATACTGTATATCAATTATTTTAAACCAAAAAATGTAAATGGCGTATTTGATAAATCATTAAAAACGGTTGTATTTAGAGTGACCGCTGATTTGGAACCCGATATTTATAATTTATTAGCAGACAAAGGCAATGGCGAATATGAGCTATACGATGTGGCGGCGGTCCCAACGTATAATACAAGTGTTATGATGAACAAATTATTTAGAAATATTAAAGAAAACGACAATTTAGATGCGTTAGAGGAAAGCGATGATGAAGACGAGTTTGAAAATACAAATGAAGATAAGTTTGTATATTTAGATCGCTCATTTGATATAAGGTGTACATACAACGCTAAGTTTAGAAAATGGGTACCCGTTAGTTTAGCAAATTCCAGTGATACTATTATACAATGGAACCAATTAGCTAAAATAAAATGATAAAATATTGTAATAATATATAATGCCATACCCAATAAGTAATGCTAGTGTGCCCTCAAATAATGTAAATCCAGATGGGACTAATATAGACAATTCACATACAACAAACATATTTACAAGCCATCAAATACCCAATGGCCCGCATACTATGGCTGCCCCGGGCGGCAAAGTGGAATCAGCAGCAGCCATTTATCCATGTGCTCAAAACCAAAATGGCGGCTCCAAAAAAAATAAAATATCAAGAAAATATAAGATGAAAAGTAAAAGGAGGTCAAATCGTCGAATGAGAAAAATGCGGTCTAGAATGCGTTCTAGACATGCTAGGTGTCATAGTAGAAGAATGGCTCGGGGTATGAGAGGCGGGAGCGGCCCCGTGATGGCACCCAATTATCCACCGGGACACCTTCAGTATCAAAATAACCAAGTGTTGAGCAGTGGATATTCAGCCGGCGCAAATGTTCCGCCATCCCTCTCTGCGTTAGCAATGCCGGTGCCAATTAAACCACTTGCTCCTCTCGTCGATAATCTGAATCATGCCGCGCCTAACGCATATGGTAACTATGGTGCCGGATCCGGGTTTCCTAGTCGGGGATGGTTTTAAGTTTATTTTGTTGCCATTATATTATTACACCTTTAGACATTTAAAACGCCGATTGTAAAATATATATATTTTATTTAAAAATAATATATTTTATTTAAATATATGGAAGACCAATTAATTAATAATATTAAACAAAAAGATTTATGCACTACATCTTATGGGGAATCTATCTACCGAAATTTATTTTATTGTGATAATGAAAACAAAATATGTATTTCATTTACGCCAAGAGGAGGTTGTAGTATTTCATTTCAACAATATTTAGATTTAGTAGGTTTGTTGAAAGATGGGTTAGATTATAATCCGTTTATACATACGTATCGTAAAGATTATTTTCGTCCTAATGTTAAATATGTTGATATAGATTATTTAATTAAACAACAATTTACATTTATAAAATTTATAATGAACCCATATATCAGAGCAGTATCTATTTTCAGAGCACAAACTTCCCACAATTTATCATTTAGGCAATATCTAAAACAATTAATAAATAATGAAATAGATTATTTCAATGACAATGATAAGTATCATTATCACCAACAATATATCCATGGAGAAGAAAAAATAATAACAAAATATATAAAAATAGATAAAAATGAAGTTTTCGTGATAAAATTGTCTAACGGAACACTATACAATTTAGACGTAAATAAATATTCATCTATTCATCACGGAATAAAAACAGATAACACAAATTTTTGTGGAGATTTAACCAAAAATATTATTAATAACTGTTTACCAAAATCATATAAATATTTTTATGATGAAGAAATAAAAAAAATGGTGGATATTTATTATAAGGAAGATATAGAGCATTATGGATATTCTTTTGATGATTTTTACTAATAATCGGCGTTTTAAATGTCTAAAGG